GGACAAATAAATTTACGTCCCAAAACTCATGTCCTCAGAAGAAATTTCGTCTGGGGAGATGTACTCTTGCCTCCAATAATTTTCTATGGAGGATACTACGCTGATTCTAAAAGAATTACTATGAACCACAAAATGCCCTCCAATGCTATGAAACTTCCTCTTCATCCATTTATTATCAGATGTTGAGGGACCTAAACGTGCCATGAGACGCCTAAAGAGAAACTCCTTCGACGTTTTGTCCTCATTCCTTATCCTTACCAACCTTTTGAAAACATAGCTGTAGACGACTTTAGTTTCCGGGAAATAATATTCATTATCCCCAAAACCAAGAAGTTTTATAGGCTCATGTTCGGTTGGAGGAATTGATACTCTGCCAGGTAAATCCGTGTGAATGTAAGAATCGAAATCATTGTCAGAGACAGGTCCATAGAGGTGTAAAACCCTCGGGATCCATCCCTTGAACATTAGACTCAATTCAGATTCTGCGGAAACTGGCCGGCCAAAATAAACAGAATAAATCCTGTTAAGCCGGTTAAAATCAGAGTATAGGTCAGGAACGTTTTTAGGTCGTTCGAGGAGATTAACACCTCGAACATTTCTAGCATTGCACCAATCAGTACCACATGACTCTCTCACAAAATTACTTCTAATAAAAGATTTCTCTGCATTTAGTGTAAACCCACAGTACCTCAAGAGACTATCCAATAAAGGATAAAATCTCGTAGGTACAATAAGGTCATCTCCGAAACAAGCAAAATTCTGCCTGTCAAACGGGATGTTATACCACTTAAAACATGCATAAATCATAGAAGTAAAGATTAGTGACTCCAACGCAAATGTATAACCGTTTCCCATCGACGAAATCTTCTGATAATCTACCAGAATATTTAGACCTGATGAAGGGTCTTTTAGTTCTCCTTTCGGAGCCCTAATCGCCATGAGATAACTAAACCAACATCGAGGAAGCAATCCTTTGACAAGCGAAACACTTATGCTGTCAGAAGCGGATTTCAAGTCAATCGTAACGAAACTGTTATCGATTGATCCTCGTCTAGCCAACTGTTGATTCTTCACTTGAGTATCTAGGTCAACACCCCATCGCTTTAGGCGATTGCGGATGAAACCATCGACACCTAGTTGAAGCATCAAATTCATCGTCGGTTCGATTGCAATTGTGCGGTCTTTCACCGCATCTTTTGGAACAAAGGCAATACGATTTCCTTCTACATCTTCTAACGTTGTATCCCAAAAATCTTTCCAGTCAATACTGCTTAGAGGGGCATAAGTTATACTACCATTATAATAACTGGTGGCACAAAGTATGTTGTTCCTCTTACAATAATTCTGGAGTAGGGAATCAAACCAACGTTGATCATCTTGAATTAATCGTTGAGCGTAGTATCGGGCTTGTGGGGTAACACTATAAGGCAGTTCAGCAAATTTATGATAAGCTGAAGTTTTATTGGCCTTTGTAGATAGTGTCACGCCAGGCCCGTGCCGTGAACAATGGGTAAGTGTGTCGAAGGTCGGAGGTAAATCAGTTCCGATAACATTTTCAACGAACTCCCGCATAAAATATAGCGGTTGCTCGAGGAAATGACCTTCTTCATCAAAAGAATACTCGATATGGCGACAATTAACCTTTTCACAAGCCTCTTCAGCATTTTTGAACGCTTCCAAAGCTTTTAATTTTCGTGATAAGGTGTCACCGTTAAACTGGTACTTCTTTAAAACACTTGAGAGTAGAATTTTCGCTCGAATATTTTCTAACGAACGAGATTCATCAGGTATTATACACTGTAAACCCCAATCCTCTGATAATTTCAAGTAAAGGTCCACCGATCGCATGTTAGCGATGGATGAAATTCTTTTTCTTTCATCATCATCGAGGTACTCTCCGAGATCTTTTATGAGACAGTTTAGAATCTTCCACGGATAACTTTCCGGGATGCGACATTTCGTCGCGAGATTCTTTAGCTTGTCCCGATCTCGCCCTACGGACTTCTTTCTTGGATTGATATCTTGCATATTTCTCCTTAATTTTGTTGATCCAGTAACGTGAAAAAGTTTTCACAACTTCACATATCACTGGAGTGAGCACTTTGAGTATTTTTAACATTGTGCTATCCTGCATGGAGAGCTCCTAAACTTCGAGCCGACCACTTAAGGAATCAACAAATTCAGCAGCAACTAATGCTTTAAGGGTTTCAATCCGCTCAAAACGTTGTTCTTCTGTCATACCTACGGGAAAAGAAAATGAAACTTCCATAATGGTGGGTGATTTTAAATCAGAGCCATCGGTTCCAGGAATAATTATATCCTTGGTAACCTTTAGTGCCGATTTGCCCATCCCTGGAAAGTTCCCATTAGGTTTTGGTAGAGTCCTATACAATTGGAAAATGTCCCTGGCTGCCAGTTCATGGCCAGCTGTAATATAGGTGACTTTATTCCGTTCTTCATCATACCGAGTGAAAGTCCTGCTAACAGCGGACTGTCCTTCTTCCTCAACTACACTTACACTAATTTCATTTGGTTGCATATTTATGCTCCTTTACCTTTTTATTCGGGTCAAGGGTCTTTTCGCTTTCGTCCGGACAATTCCGGAGACAAGCTGCCGACCGATGATTCCCAAGTCAATAAATTTTGCTTCGTTTAAATTCAATTTTAACGAAGGCATGATTTGTCTACTAGGATTCGGAGTTCTAACGGTTTTCTCCGTTATTTTCTCCACCTTACCTCCACCATAATTACCAAAGTATAGGTTATTAATGGTAGATGTATTCCCAGTGTAGGTGTTTCTTTGAGTTGTTACTTGTTTCACAACAACCCAAGAGGCAAGACAGTTACTACTTAATGATGGAGTCCAGGACGCGATCGTTTCGCCGACGTTGAAAAACCAGTCGACTACAAACGAAAGCCTTGTTAAATCCCAAAGAGCACCCGGGAGGTTTGTAATTCCCCAGTATTCTAAGTCATTTAACTCCTGTAGCGCACATAAAACTCCCGCTCTCGCTTGCGTCTTCACTTCACAAGTCCGTTTTATAGGATTGAAGTGGGACGTAGAGAAAGGCGACGCTATTAAATCAGTTTCAAACTCGGTGTGGGCAACGTATCCTCGATAGGTTTGTCTCTCAGCTCTTAAGACATGTCTATTCTTAAAAGCCTTGATAATACCTTGTACATCTGAAACGAGGGGTCTCCAACCGTACCGATACTCCATCCACAGTCCCGTAGGCGTATATTCATTCAACTTGAGTAGTTTTAACTTCCTCCGCTTCATAGCGTATAGAAGGTTGACCACTCGTTGTAAAGTATGAATGAGCATCGTCTGGGTTTCTTTATACTCTCCGAGTGTAACGAGAAGGCTTGACGCCTGATCATTAGCTCGAGAGTAGGCTTCTGTGACAGCCTGGTCCCTAATTGTGTTAGACTCTGAAGTAAATTCCAATAAATCACCCATTATACCTACGAACGTACCATCGACAGTCGCGATATGTTTTCGCGTAGAGTCGGTATACCATCCAAGGTTAACGGTTGAAGGAACTACAGTTCGAGTTATTACACTAGCATCTAAAGGGTTATTTATTATTTCCCCTTGTGCTATCCTTTCATGGAAATTGGGGGTTACGACGTCTGTCATTTCTCTATAAACTGAATCATTATCATTGGAGTTGTAAGTTCCAGTGAGTGATCCATCTAGTCGTTTATATCGACTACAAGAATAGACAGCGCCAGTTGCGTAACTTTCACGGTACCTTGACATACATTTTACCTCCTAAACTTAGTGAGGCGTATGTAGGTATTCGTGGGATGAACGAAATTGCGCGCCTCAGCACAGTCTCATCCACCGCTTTCAACAAAAAGCTACAAGCTTTTTGAAGGGAGTGTCAAGAGAATATTTCATTCTC